GTGTCACAGGGGCTGATTCCATAAGGGTTTCAGAGGGGTACTGTTTCTGTCTGTACCAATTTTGTACCAATCAAGCTGTTTTCGAGCTTTCCGAGTTCACCCCAGTCGGTGCTGGAGTTGATCCATCGGGCGTAGGTCGATAGCAACATCTGAACGCTATGACCGAGCTGAGTGGCAATAAACGCAGGGTTCATACCCGCCATGAGGCACATGGTAGCGTAAGTGTGTCGGCAGTTGTATTGCCGGCGGGCGCGAATCCCCAATTCGGTCAGTGCAGCCTGGAAGTGTTTATCGGTCACGCTCGACTGTTGAATGAACTCGAAGTTCTTCGTTGGTGGGAACACGTAGGGCGATTCGGCGCGTTTGCGACGGCTCTGCAAGGCTCGTTGTTGCGCCACCAGCTCGGCTTGTTCGATGGCGTGCAGTGCGCGACTGTTGAGCATGACCTGGCGCCCGTTACGGGTTTTGGTACGCTCCTCGATCTTATAGTCCGCGACGATTCGACACACGTTGACCAGCCGCTTTTCCTTGTCGACCTCTTCCCAGCGCAGCGCCGCGATCTCGCTGGGGCGCATGCCGGTGTAAAAGGCGAACTCAAAATAGGCCGCGTAGATCCCCATTGAATGGGTCAGCGTCTTATAAAGGTGATCAATGATCTGGTTGGCCTCGCCGACCGTGAACGGATCGATGGGCTTTTTGGCCTTCACTGGCAGTTCGATGGATTCCACTGGGTTGCGGTTCATCAGGCCATCTTTTACCGCTGTACCGAACACTGTGGTCAGGCGCTGGATCGCCGCGCGCTTTACGCCCGGCGTCGGCCATTCGGTATTGGCTACCACCTTGCGCAGCATCACCGAGGTGATGCTGTCGATGGGCAGCATCGCCAGGTACGGCATCCAATATAGATTGAGGGAGCCGAGGTAGTTCTTGCGCGTCCCGGCCACGATCTCGCGACTGTCTAGCCACTCCTGGGCGTACTCCCCGAAACGGGGAGTCGCCGAGTAGGTGGCATAGGTGGAGTTGGGGAACAGTTCGGCGTAGCGCTGATCATCCAGCACGCCGTGCTTGATCAGGCTGGTTACGTTAGCGCGTAAGTCGGCGGCAGCCTTAATCCCCTTCGGCGTTTGGGGATAGGGGAGGGTTTCGCAACGGCGTTGCCCATTCCAGGTGAAGCGAATGCGGACGGACTGTCCTGCAAATTCAACTCCGGTGGGCAATCCCATTGGCTCTCGAGCCATGCTTCGTATCTCCTTAGGCTGTAATAAATGCGGCTATCGATGCTGTTCCAGACCCCTTTGGGGATGACGCCTCTGGCGCGCTTGCCTTGCAATGCCCGGCGCGTTGTACCGACTAGTTCAGCCATCTTGTCTTCTGGAATCTTGTCGAGGTGATAGGTCGGCAGCGATGGCTCTGCCGCCTCATCACACTGCGTATACCCCTCGGCAAGCTGCGCGGGCGAGCGTTTCTGAGCGCTCAGCGTTGCATTGTGAGGCGCTGCCCGGCGCAGCTTTTGGTGGGGGGTAGATGCCTCGGTAGCGGCTTGAGGAAAAGCATTAATGCCTGCTGCTGCGCGGCAGAGACTGTTTATTTCATGGGTGTCGACTCGCGTGTCGTCGCAGAGCAAAGCGGTCGACAATCGTGCTCGTACGCGAGATTGTTCGCCGCTTTGCTCTGAGATTCGATAATGAGTTGGTCCGAAGTAGGAGAGCGTGCCGTTCATGCGGCTTCTCCTTCCGTGGCGGCCTGCAGAATGTCAGCCATGGCCAGCGCTTGGTCGTGCAAGGCTCTGGTTTCACGCTCCAGTTTTTTACCCGTACGAAACGCGGCAAAAGTCTCGGCTGCGATCCGAAGCTTTTCAGCAATGTCGAGTAGCGTTTGGCGTTCGGTTTCGCCAAATGCCGATACACGCTGCAAACGCTTGCTGAATTGCGCCAAATGCTTATGGTTAGCCTTGATGAAGTCGAGGGATGCCCTCAGTTCGCCAATGGTTTTGGCGTTTTCGGCGCGCTCCGTATTCTTGCCATCCTCCCGGCCTTCATATCGACCATCAGCCATGCCGTTGCGATAACCAATCCAGTACAGAAGGACTGCTCCGGCAATGAGTCCAATTAGTGCGCAGATCTGAATTGCAGTCATGTGGTGTGCTCCTGGTGATTTCATTGGCTGGTGGTGGCAGCCGTTCGGTTTTGTGGATGCTACTCGTTGGTGTCGTCCTGCTGTCGCTGCATGTCTTCATCGGCCTTGTATGCGCGGATGTCGATCAATGAGGCGACGTGGCGGATGTGGGCGTACTTCGGTGCCTTTCGGCTGGTGTCCAGCGTGGTGATCGGGAGCTGGATACGGCCGCTGCTGATCTCGGCCACGAACGATTGCTCGTTGAGGTTGCGGAAGTACTGCTCACGCACTTTGTCGAGCGGGATCAGGACGTCGCCGAAGATGCGGTAAAGCAGTTCGACGGTGGCTGACTCCGGTGCCGGGTGCAGGCGGAGCGGGTTTTGTGCTGTGCTACTCATGGCTTTGTTGGGCCTCCTTGCGTTGTTTTCTGGCCGGGTGGTTCCAGGCGATTAGGCAATGCGTTCTGGTCAGCTCGCGCAGATGTTCGGGCACTTCGAGGAGCGCGGCGTTGCGCTCCTCTCGTGTCCGCATGGCGATAATCTGGCGGGCGTATTCCCTAGGCCACGTCACGGCTGTCTGCCGGAATGGCGGGTAGGTCGATGCCCAACTGGTCGGCTAGCCAACGGATACCGTGCTGTTTGATCCGGGTCGATTGGCTGTACTGCATGCCGAGCTGATCGTGGTACCACTGGCCGTCCTTGATGCGCAGGTAGTCGCGATCACGGTTGGGGTAGGCCGGTAGGTTCCGCTCGTTGAGCAGACCTTTTTCACGCATGCGTGCGATGAGCTTTGGCCGGGTCAGGCCGAGGTGGGTTGCGGCTTGGGCGAGGGTGCGTTCCATGGTGTGCCCCTCATGCCGTGTGCGCGGCTGGGGTGGCCGCAGCAGCAAGATGGTTGATGGACTCGCTTACCTTGACGTAGATCTCTGCATCGCTGCCGTACACGGTGAAGCACCGGGTGTGCGGGCTTTTGTTACCGATGCTCAGGATGGTGGTGACGCCTGAGCGCGATTGAGTGCGGTGCAGCGCAACCTGAAGTGGGTAGTCGAAGCCCATGTCGAGGCTCAGCACGCCGCCGGTGCCTACCAGCCCGAACACCCGCTGCTTATCCGATACCTCAAAGCGGCCGTATTCGCGGCTGGCGTGGGGGCGATGCAGCAGGTCGCTGGTATTGCTCGCGTCGAACGGGCCGTTGGCGATCTCTTCGATGAAGTCGGCCAGTTTGAGATGCATCTTCTTTTCATTCGGCAGGGTCAGCGTGTGGCGTTCGCTGCCCAGCTCCACGACGAAGGTGCTTTCTGAGATGCCACGTTCAACCTTGAGGCGAAACGCCAGGCACTCGCGCCTAGGCGCAGTCCGCAGGACGTGGTTGAAGGTCTCGGTCAGGTTGACCTGGGCATTGAGCAGCTGCAGGGTGCGGTTGTCGATTTTGTACTTGATCATGCTGCATGCCCTCCGCCGTTCGGATTGACTGGGGCAGGAGTGATGCGTGCTGTCAGCTTCGGTTTGCTGATGGCGAACGCGCAGCCGTACTTGCGGGCTAGGCGCCGGATTTCAAAGATTTGGAAGGGGTTTGCAGCGGCCGGGTGGACGTGCAGGGTTGCTGTGGTGTGCATGGTGTTTGCCTCGCTCTGTGGTGGAAGAGTGAGATTAATATCAACCTTTGGTTGCTTTATGTCAACTGTTGGTTGATTTTTTGGATGCGGTGGAGGCATACGGCTATCATTGTGAGTATCCCTAACGACGTCTGCCTAAAAAGCACTTGTGCTTAAAGCATATAAAAATGAGGTTCTAAATGGATTTTCCCGGCGAAAAACTAATCTTACGTCTTTGGGATACTCTTGCTGTAAGCGGAGTTAGTACTCTACTAAAACCTTGGCAGATAATGCGTGAGGGATCCGCTCAGATTGAAATTCGTCGTTTAGAGCTACTTTCGATGGCTCAGGCTGAGGCGGATGCAGAAAAAATAAAAGAGGGCAGTAAACGTCTGCAAGACTTTATGCCACGAAATAACCTTTTGCTTCAAAAGCGTTCTAACGATTCTATTGATGACCGTGTAGAGCCTGTATTAATAGCTTCAGAATTTTTTGAAAAATCCATCGAGCAAATGATTGGTGATAACGTTCGAAAAAATATCAATATTTCCAAAGCAGTGTTTTATGCTGAAGATCACTTAAAGCATAAGGCCAGTCCTGAGACAAATACTACGGTAGAGAAAGATTGGGTTCATCGATGGCGCGAGCTTGTGGGCAATGTTTCCTCAGAAGAAATGCAACGCTTGTGGGGCCGGCTATTAGCAGAAGAGGTCGAATCCCCTGGTTCTTTTTCTTTACGATGCCTTGAGTTTATAAAAAATCTCTCTCGCCAAGAAGCGCATCTTATAGAGCGACTTGCAAAGATTAGCTTCATAAAAAATCTTTGGGGTGAAGATGATGTTCTTGAGGAGTTTGGTTTTAGCTTTGATGATTTAATGGAGCTTCAAGGTTTAGGCGTGATTTCGGGCGTAGAAGCTGAATCATTGATAAGTAGTGTTCCCTCTATCGATGAAGAGGATGGGCGGTTTAGGACGTTAATCGCTTTATCAGGCAAAAAGTTGCTAGTAATTGAAAGTGATGACGCGAAAAGCGTGGATTATAAATCTTATCTTGTTACAAGATTGGGGCAGCAGCTTTTAAGACTGAGTTCGGTTGATCCTGAGATCGAGTTCTTTAAGAAGTTTTCTAAAATGCTTATGCTGAAAGGGTATTCTGTTATTCTTGTTAGATATGTTGAGGGTGACGACGACTATTATGAGTGGGAAGAGGAAGACGATGAGCTTAAGCTAGATCTCTAAATTTTTGGAGTTATTCCGGGATGAAAGAGCCTACTACTTTTCCGCAAATATGAGTTTCCTCTGTGATTTCAATAATCGGATATTGAGGGTTGATTGGGCGTAAAAATTGGCGGCCAGCATCCTCAACTAGTATTTTAAATGTAGCTTCATTCGTCCTGGGAACTCTAGCAATTACCCTATCTCCGGTTTTTGTTTCTGCTTCAGGATCTACGAAAATTATGCATCCTGCAGGATAACTGCGCCCTGGTCCTGGATTCGTCATCGAGTCACCGAGTACCTTCAAGGCATAGCCATGGTTGCTAATCGGAACCGGGCACGACAACCAGGAGTCACTATCATAGCTCTCTATGTTTGAGATCGCCTCGCACCAAGCCCCGGCTTGAACCCAAGAGATCAATGGAACCTTGCCAAAGCGCTGATTGATTTCACTAACGTTGTTCAAGTCACTAGGGGCTAGAACGCGAACGTTGCTATGGCCAGTCTGCTCCTTCGGCAGAACTCCGTACTCAAGCCATTCCCGCCTGACACCAAGCCATGAGCAGAGCGCAGACATGCTATCTGCCTCAGCCATCGCTTCGCCATTCAACCACTTGCTGATGGCCTGGGTCGTTTTATCAACTCCTACGCTTTTCAACTGACGATGAATATCCACTCCGCGACCACGGGCGCGTACGCCGGCATCGTCGAGAGCTTCGTGTAGGCGCTCGCTGAAAGCTGCGCGGAGGGAATTTTTATCAACCATGAGTTGAGAGTCTCATAAAGGTTGCGCAATAGTCAGTTGATCTATAACATCAACCGCAAGTTGATAAATGGAGGTTGTCATGTTGGACCCCGCAGATTTTCCAAGCGCCATTGCGTTCGCGTTTGAAGCCGTAGGCGGCATCGGGGCCGCTGCGAAGGTATGCAACAGAAGCTATCAGGCGCTGAACAAATGGCGTCAGGCTGCATGCCTGCCGAGAACGGATTACACAGGTGAAACCAAATACGCCGAGCTGTTAGCGACTGCTGCGAAGCAGAAAGGCAACGCATTCCAAGCGGCTTGGCTGTTGAACGCTTCGGCTCCACAAAAAGCTGCAGCGTAGTCAGAAAAAAGGCGACCCAAAGGTCGCCCAGTTCCTCCCGGCACGCACCACCACAGCGCTGTCGGGTCGCGATAAAGATAGGCGGGCACACCACATGCAACCACCTCTCTTTATCGCGCTTTTCCAAGGCTCGGAAGCCTTGGTGTTGCTGCCTCTTCCACCACAGATTTGGCAGCTGTTGCGCCAGGGGTGAGCAATGGAACGCTCGCCCCGGCACGGTGCCGGTATCGATCCCGAAGATCTAGCCGGCGTTTGGGCCCTTTCAAGCCACGCGGCAAATGTATCACCACTGCATGTCGCGCGGCACTGGCAACTTACAAGGATTAATGCCATGAGCCGTATCGCTCTGAGTTCTGTTGAGCGGGCGCAGCGGGAAGTTTTGCCGCTCGATCTCGCGCTTTACCATGCCGCTCGTGACTACCCCGGCGGCGCCGCTGCTATCGCCGCCACCACCGGCCGAAATGCGACCACACTGCAGCACAAGCTTTCTCCAACCCACCCCAGCCACACGGTGAACATTCAAGAGTTCGGCGAGATCCTGGAGCTGACCAAGGATCGCCGCATTCTGGATGCGGTGCATGCCTTGGTCGGTGACACGACTTGGCAGGAGCTGGCTGAGGCGTACACCAATAACATGCCGGAGACACTGACCACCGGGATTGCCGAGTACTTCCGACAAGTCGCGGATCTGGCGGATACCTGGGCCAAGAGCATTGGCGACGGTGTGGTTTCTGATGAAGAACTGGCCGCGATTCGCCTGCAGGTGTTTCGAGGCATTCAAGGGCTGTTGGGGTTGTTCAACCGCGCTACCTACGTCAATCAGACTACGCGGGGTAATGATCGTGGTTGATATCGTCGACTTCGCAAATGACCTGGTGCAGGAGCGCATCGATCAGGCGCTGGCTGCACGTCTCCTCGCCGCCAAGCCCGCTCTGGCGGCGCATTCGTTTCTGTTCTGTGAAAGCTGTGATGGTCCGATTCCGGAAGCGCGACGTTTGGCGCAGCCCGGCTGTACCCAGTGCGTCGACTGCCGTTCCCTCACGGAATTGAAAGGGGCACGCCATGCTCGATGAGGTCCTAGGGCAATTCGCGGATTACGGTGTTGAGCCTGCGCAGCCATTGGTCTTTGGCAAGCTGACCCGCTGCAAGACGACGCAAGATAAAGGCAAGGAAAAAAACGGTTGGTACATCGCTCACGAGCATCTCACCGAGAAGGGCGAGACGCTGATCTTCGGCGCGTTCGGTGACTGGCGTTCAGGCGAGTCTCAGAAGATCAAGGTCAAAGCCGGGCGCATGTCGCCTGAAGAACGCGAAGTTATGCGCGCTCGACAGGAAGAGGCCAAACGCCGCGCCGCTGAGATCTCGGCGAACGCGGCACGTCGGGCGGCGAAGCGTGCGGCGGGTATGTTCAAGCGCATGCCAGAGAAGGGCCGAAGCGACTATCTGGATCGCAAGCAGATCGTCGGCTTCGGCGTTCGGTACGCGCCGCGAACCGGTGCGTTCCTAGTACCGATGAGCAACGTGCGCGACGAGATTGTCGGCCTGCAAGTGGTCTTTCCAACCAAGCAAGAAGACACCGGCCGGGACAAATCCTATTGGCCTTATGGCATGTCGAAAGAGGGCGCCTTTCATTTGATCGGGCCGCATCCGGATCCGGGTGAGCCAGTTCTGGTGTGTGAGGGGTACGCGACCGGCGCAAGCCTGCATATGGCCACGTCACTGACCGTAGCCGTTGCGTTTGATGCGGGCAATTTGCTGGTGGTTTGCAAGGCGATGCGCGAACGTTTCGCCGGTTGCCCGCTGATCATCTGTCGCGACGATGACTGGAAGACCACCAAGCCAAATGGCGATGCGTGGAACCCCGGTGAAGAGAAAGCGAACAACGCGGCACTGATTGTCGGTGGCCAGGTGGTTGCGCCGATCTTTTCCGGTGAGCGGGAAGCCAAGTGGACCGACTTCAATGACCTGCATGTTGCGGAAGGCTTGGAGGCGGTGCGCCGTCAGGTGTTGGCGGTGGTTAAGCCACCGGCTGCTGGTGGCTGGAAGGATCTGCTGGCACGCAGCGAAAGCGGCGCGCTGATTGCGCACATGCAGAACGTCGAGTTGATCCTGGCCAACGATGAGCGTTGGGCCGGTGTGATCAGCTACAGCGCGTTCAGTTCGAAGATCGTGAAGTTGCGTGCGGCGCCTTATGGCGGCGGCACGGGTGATTGGGCGGATATTGATGATGTGCGGGTGATGAAGTGGCTCGCGCAGCAGTACAACTTGCGGGTCAAGGCCTCGCATGTGATTGAGGCGGTGAGCGTGGTTGCGCATGACCATGCGTTTCATCCAGTGCGCCAGTACCTGCGCAAACTGCAGTGGGATCAGGTGCCTCGGCTCGAAAGTTGGCTTACCGACGTCATGGGCGTGAAGGCGACAGATTATTCGGCAAAGGTCGGCAAGCGCTGGATGTTATCGGCGGTGGCGCGGGTGATGAAGCCCGGCTGCAAGGCTGACTCGGTGATGATTCTGGAAGGTGCGCAGGGCGCTGGTAAGTCGACGGCGATGAGCATCCTCGGCGGCGATTGGTTTATGGACACGCCATTTGCGTTGGGTGACAAGGACGGCTTTCAGGCGATCCGGGGCAAGTGGATTGTCGAGCTGGGCGAGCTGGATAGCTTTAACAAGGCCGAGAGCACGAAGGCCAAGCAGTTCTTTTCGGCGTCGACCGACACTTATCGCGAGAGCTACGGCCGCAGAACGATGGACGTGCCACGCCAGTGTGTTTTCGTGGGTACGACCAACCAGGACGAGTACCTGAAGGACGCCACCGGCAACCGGCGTTACTGGCCGGTCGCGTGTACCAAGGTGGATCTGGAGCTGTTGCGCTCGATGCGCGATCAGCTTTGGGCCGAGGCGGTGTTTTGCTACGACGCGGGCGACCTCTGGTGGGTGACGCTCGATGAGGCTGCAATGTTCGGCGAAGAGCAGGACGAGCGCTTTGTGGTGGATGAATGGGAAGGGCCGATTCTGACCTGGCTGGAAGAGTCGCAGATCGGTGAGACCACCACCGGGAGCGAGGTGCTGACGAATGCGCTTAAGTTGGACTTTGGGCATTGGGGCAAACCTGAGCAGATGCGCGTCGGCGCGATCATGCATCGGTTGGGTTGGCGGCGCGTACGGTTGCCTGCATTGGTGAAGAGTGGACAGCGGCCTTGGGCTTACAAGAAGCCGGCAGGGTGGGGCGGTGCCTCGGCGCTACAGCGTGAAGCGTTCGAGGAGCCTTGTTTTGATTAAGGAGATCGATTCGCTGCTTCGGTTATGGGCGCAGGAGCTGCATTCAGAACATTCGAAAGGAGGGCTGGCCGGGGGAAATATGGTTGCCATGATGATGGAGAGCAACGGGCAACTGATCAGGGGGCGGCGCGCCTTTCGTGCGCCGCTTGAAAGTTCGCTGGACATCGAACTGATCGTTACCAAGCACCTCGCGCCGGAGCTGGTGACGGTGGTGCGTGAGCATTACTGCACGCTCGATGTGGATATGCGCTTGCGGTATGCCCACTGCGGTTGTGGCCGCGACACGTACTACCAGCGTTTGCATGAGGCGCATCTGCAGATCTTCGGCGTGATAATGGGGCGGGCTGCGTGACCCCAGTCATCGTTCCGGTTGTGGTTGTCCCACTGGCCCGTCTTGTCTCGCTGCGTTTTGATGCAGTGGGACAGGTGCGGGCCTTGTCGTTGTTGGGTTGTCCCACCGTCCCGCCTAGTAGTGCCTCCCGCCCGTGTAAGCGTAGCGGGCGAGCACTACGCGCTTACGCGCGAACGCGTGTTCTTTAAAATTCTTCCTTTACACGAGAAAGAAGAAAGGTAAGTAGGACAGTGGGGCGAAGCCCCGAATTTAGGCGTTCTCAGGCGTCCCACTTCGATTATGAAAAGTGGGACGTATGGGACACCGCCGCAACAACAGAATGCCGCGGTGGTGTATTCGCCGACATTCGCTAGGCGTTCACCCTGCGTTACCCACTTATTCACCGGGTGGCATTAAAACAGGGTTGCTGCCACCGGAATCGACCTGTAAAAAGTAGTCATCTTCGATAGGTGCGACCGCAGAGAGCGGCACAAAAAACCGGCCAAATGGCCGGTTTTTTTATTTGTCGCTGGTGGGAATTCGAAAGGCTGCCAGCTTTTCCTTCGTACCCTTGGGGCTAGACCAGTACGCAGCAAGAGCCACGCCAATCGCTAGATAAAATATTGTGTTCCACAGGTTAGCCAGGAGCCACAAGATATCCATGCGCGTCAAAGGCGCATCACTCCTACCGAACTTGATCGTTTCCCATATCCCGCTGCCCACCACCAACAGAACACTGGCAATCGTTGCGAGCTTGATTGCCCATGTGCGCAGCTCCAATCGCTTCTGATCTGTTAGTTGAACCCATCCAATCATTAGCGAGCCAACCACACCTACTGTGGTTACGACATCGATCAATACACTCATTGCTCTGCTCCGATCCGTTGGATTACGTCGGATAGAGCTTCTTACATTCTGGTGTGACAGCCAAGTAACTTGGACGTGTTCCGAATCTATAAACCATGGGGAGCAGACATGACGAATGAGCAACAAGCACTGGCAGAAATGCCGATCTGGTTAGTGGTCGTCCTAGCTCTGGTCGGTGGCGTATCGGGGGAGATGTGGCGGGCAGACAAGGATGGGGCGCGAGGCTGGGCATTGTTGCGCCGGCTGGCACTTCGGTCTGGTGCATGCATTGTCTGCGGGGTGTCGGCGATGATGCTGATGATCGCGGCGGGCATGTCGCTCTGGACGGCGGGGGCTTTGGGGTGCCTCACCGCGATGGCGGGCGCGGATGTTGCCATCGGTTTGTATGAACGGTGGGCTGCCAAGCGGCTTGGTGTGTGCGATGTCCCGCCGAATGGCGGCGGCCCAGCCTGAAATCGCCGGGGACCCTGGGGTTATTCGGAAGGTACGGGGTCGGAAACCCGCGGGAAACTGTTAGCCGCAGACTTCCCAGCTTACTGAAATTTCAATCATTGAAATCTTAAAAGGATTCATTGAAATACGTTGAAAAAGGAGGGCTCATGACAGAACCAACCTACCTGTCGAAGAGCGCCTTCGCGGCCCGGCTCGGCAGGTCGCCGAGTTACATCACCTGGCTGAAAGACAACAACCGTTTGGTGCTTTCGCCCAATGGCAAACAGGTTGATGTACATGCCACCGAAGCGCTGATTCGCGACACCGCCGACCCGAGCAAGGCCGCCGTTGCTGAACGCCATCAACAAGATCGGATTCAGCGCAACGTTTACAGCCAACTGTCGACCCAAACCGAGCCGACTTCCATGGCTGCGCCGCCGCTGGCGGCTCCGACGACAGACAAGCATCCGGATTTTCAGAAGGCACGCGCGCACCGTGAGTTCTACTTGGCGCAGATGGCCGAGATGGAGTTTCACAAAGCACAGGGCTCAACAGTCGAGGTTACGGCAGTTCAGTCCGGGGCATACAACGCCGGTCGCATGCTTCGCGACACGTTGCTGGGTATGCCTCCGCAACTGGCTCCGGAACTGGCGGCCATGTCGGATCCATGGGAGATCGAACGACACCTGACTGCAGCATTGAGACAACGGCTTGAGGACGCCGGCCGTATGTCCTCTGAGGAATTCGGCCACACACTGGATACTAACTGGGAGGTGATAGATGAACCTGACCAGATCTGATGGAGCGACGGTGTACTGCGAGGCTTATTTCCGGGGGCTTCAACCCGACCCGGATGTGTGGGTGGACGAGTGGGCCGACGAATACATGCGTATTCCGCGTGATTCAGGTGCCGCTGAGCCCGGCCAATACCGCACCTCTCGCACCCCTTACGCACGTGAGCCGATGCGCTGTTTATCGCCAGCTCACCCCTGCAAGCGCGTCGTTACGATGGTGGCTTCGCAGTTGATGAAAACCCAAATCGCCTTAAATTGGATTGGTGGCCTGATTCATATGGCACCGTCCAATATCCTGACACTGCTGCCGAGCCTTAGCCTGGCTAAGCGGGTGTCATCGAGGATCAGCAAGACCATTAAGGCCACGCCCGTTCTGCGTAAGCGAGTGGCGTCCAGTCGGTCTCGTGACTCCCGCAACACGATGGACACCAAAGAGTTTGAAGGTGGTTCGCTGTACGTGACCACTGCGGGTTCCGCGGCCAACTTGGCCGAGCTCTCAGCGCGCTATGTGTACGGCGATGAGGTGGATCGTTGGGAAGTCGACGTCGGAGAGGAGGGTGATCCCATCGAGCTGGCAGAGACTCGAGGCAGTACCTTTGGCCGGAATGCCAAGTTCTACTTCTCCAGCTCACCAACGATCAAAGGTGCTTCGCGTATCAGTGATCTGTTCGAGTCCAGCGATCAACGTTACTTCTACGTGCCGTGTCCAACTTGCGGGCACAAGCAGGTACTGGAGTGGGAACGTTTGCTCTACTCCAAGGATTACCAGCTCATTCACTACCAGTGTGCTGGGCCTGAGTGCGACGTGTTGATCGAGGAGCACCACAAGGGCTGGATGCTTGCCAATGGCGAGTGGATAGCCCATGCCGAAGGTGATGGCGAAACGGTTGGCTTTCATCTCAACGCGTTGTACTCGCCACCAGGCTGGATGGACTGGCGTACGCTGGCCAGGCAGTACGAGAAGGCCAAGCGGGCACAGGCGAAAGGCGATCTTGAACCGATGCAGGTGTTCTACAACACCCGCCTGGCCAAGGTCTGGGACAGCGCTCAAGAGCAAACCAAAGCCGATGTTCTTATGGACCGGGCGCGTCTGGAAAGCTACGGCCTCGGCTCAATGCCGCCCGGTTCGCTGATGCTTACCGCCGCCGTCGACGTTCAGGCTAACCGTCTGGAGTTGATGGTCATGGGCTGGGGCGTTGGTATGGAGCGTTGGGTGATTGATCACAAGGTGATCTCAGGCGATCCCGCTGATGAGCGAACTTGGGCGGTACTTGATGACTTGCTCAAAGCTCGCTACCGGCACCCTTGCGGTGTCGGCTTGGCGATTCTTGCCACGGCTGTCGACTCCGGGGGCCATCACACCGATGAGGTCTACCAGTTCTGCCGCATGCGGCGCTGGCGCAACATCTTCGCCATCAAAGGTGCGAGCAAGCCGGGCAGACCGGTGATTGCCCAGCGGCCCTCGATGGTCGACGTGACCTGGAAGGGTCAGACCGAGCGCCACGGCGCCGAGCTGTGGTTCGTCGGTACCGACACCGCCAAGGACTGGATCTACAACCGCTACCCGTTCCCGGGTGGACCCGGCTCGCTGCATTTTGCCAACGATTTGCCGGACGACTTCTTCGCCCAATGTGTGGCAGAACGAAAGGTCGCTCGCTACGTCCGCGGCCATAAACGTGTCGAGTGGATCAAGGGCAAAGCCGAGCGCAACGAAGCACTAGACCTGATGGTGTATTGCCTGGCCATGGCGCATTACTTGGGCATTAATCGGTACCAGGAGCATGACTGGGATCGGGTGCGGCAAGCCTTGGCACAATCCGGACTGTTCGACGATGCACCGGTCCAGCCTGTCCAGGCCCCGCGTGTTGAACAAGCCCAAACTGCCGAAACAGCGCTGCCGGCTGTTATCCGGCAAGCCCAGCTGGCACCGCCTACACCGGCAGCACCTGTCGCACCCCCGCGACCTGCTGCATCGCCGTCACAACGCCGCAGCTCTACCAGCGGTTATTTGAAGAGACGCTGATATGTCCTTTACCCAACAGCACCTCGACGTAATCGAGAAGGCCATCGCGCGCGGTGAAAAAACCGTTCGCTTCGGCGACCGCACCGTCGAGTACCGCACCATCACCGAGCTGTTGCAGGCCCGCGACGAAATTCGCACCTCGCTGCTCAACGCTGCCGGGCCACGTTCGCGCGTGGTCCGGCTTTACCACGGAGGCAAGGGACTGTAATGGCTCGTTATCCGACGCTAACCCGTAACGGATTCTTGCTGCCGTCGAACATCAAGGCCAGTTACGAAGGCGCCGGGGAGGGCCGTCGTTCCGCTGGCTGGGATGCGCCCGACAATGGCTTGAACACCATCAACACGCCAGCGCTGCGCAATCTGCGTTCACGCTCGCGGGCCGCAGTGCGCAACGACCCGTATGCTTTCAACGTCATCGACAAACGCGTCAGTAACCTGATCGGCACCGGCATCAACCCGCGGCCGAAGACGGACGACGACGCCCTGCGTAAGCAACTGCAGGAACTATGGGAAGACTGGGTCGATGAGTCTGACGCCGATGACCTCACCGACTTCTACGGCCAACAGGCGCTTGCCGCGCGGACGGTGGAAACCTCCGGCGAGTGCTTCATTCGTCTGCGGCCACGCAGTCTGGACGACGGTCATGCGGTGCCGCTGCAATTGCAGTTGCTCGCACCGGAGTTCGTACCGCACGACAAATTTGAAACTACCCGCGACGGCAACGTGATCCGTGCCGGCATCGAGTTCAACCCAGTCGGCAAGCGCGTGGCGTACTGGATGTACCGCTCGCACCCGGGCGATCCCTCGGCATTGAACACTGGCTACAACCAGCTGGTGCGGGTGCCCGCCACCCAGGTGCTGCACATCTTCGAGCCACTGGAGCCCGGACAGCTGCGGGGCGTGCCGCGCTTGTCGCCGGTGCTCAAGCGCCTGCGCAGCCTCGACAACTACGATGACGCGGTGCTGTTTCGTCAGGAGGTGGCTAATCTGTTCGCAGGTTTCATCACCCGACCGCCGCCGGATTCCGGTCCCATGCCGCGCGACCCGGTCACCGGTCAGCCACTGGTGGCCGACCGCGACGGCTTCACGCCAATGGTCGCGCTTGAGCCCGGGACCATGCAGGAACTCGGACCGGGCGAGGAGGTGGAGTTCTCCAAACCGCCGGACGCCGGCAACAATTACCCGGACTTCATGCGGCAGCAACTGATGGCCGCTGCGGCCGGTACCGGTACACCCTACGAGATCCTCACCGGCGACATGCGCGAGATCAACGACCGCGCGTTGCGCGTCGTGCTCAACGAGTTTCGTCGGCGGCTTGAGCAGCTGCAGTTCAGCGTTTACGTGCATCAGCTGTGTCGTCCGGTTCGTGCCGCGTGGATGGACATGGCAGTGCTGTCCGGTGGGCTGGTGCTGGAGGATTACGCCCAACGACGGCGCGAATATCTGCGCACCCGCTGGGTGCCGCAGGGCTGGGCCTACATACAGCCAGTGCAGGACGTGCAGGCGCGTACGATGGAGGTGAAAGCCGGTTTCGCCTCGCGCAGCGAGATGGTGCTGCGCACCGGCTACGACGCCGAAACGGTCGATGCGGAAAACGCCGCTGATCTCGCCCGGGCCGTTCGCCTGGGCCTCAACTACAACACCCTCGACGTCATCGAGTCGCTCGACGACAAGGAGCAATCATGAGCAAACAGGCGCGACCGCGCATTTACAACAAGGCCGGCGAGCGCGTGCACGTCTCTGACAAGAGCTGGTACGCCATGCAGGCCAACGGCGACACCGAGCAACGCACGATTGAAGTGTTTGTCTACGGCGAGATCGGTACTTGGGGCATCACCGCCAATCAGTTTGTCCAGGATCTGCGCGCCATGGACGACGGTGTGTCGCCCGTCGTGGCGGCGTTTAACAGCGTCGGCGGTGATCTATTCGATGGGCTGGCGATGCACAACGCGCTGTCGCGGTTGGGCGAGCGTTGCACCGGCCGGGTCGATGCACTGGCCGCGAGCGCAGCCAGCGTTGCAGTGTGTGGTGCGCACCGTGTGGTGATCGCGTCCAATGCCATGTTGATGATTCACAACCCTTGGACCTACGCCGCCGGCGACGCCGAGAGCTTTCGCAAGGTCGCCGATGTGTTGGACCAGACCATGGAAGCCATCATCGCGGCCTATAAGGCCAAGGCTCCTGACATCGACGAGCCTGAGCTGCGGCGCCTGGTGGCGGCCGAGACCTGGTTGACGGCAAACGAAGCGGTGGCTTTGGGGCTGGCCGATGAGATCGGCGATGGCGTCAAGGTCAAAGCGTGTTTGGGGCAGGGCGCCGTGCTGCAGCGTTTCCAGCATGCCCCGGCTGCGCTGCTGGCTCAACTGGATGAACCGACCGATCCGGAACCCGAACCCACACCGGAGCCAGCACCGCCGATCCCGGATGACCCGCTGGCGCCGGCGTCCAATGCTGCGCAACTGGCGGTGCTGATCAGTCAGCGTTGTACGGCGGCGGGCATCAGCAACCTGATCGAGCCGCTGCTCACTGTCACCAAACTGGAAAACGAATCGGTGGTGCAGGCGGCGTTGAACCAGGCCAAAGCCATCAACGACTTGTGCGTCGCCGCACGGCTGCCGGAGTTCAGCGCCGAGTACGTCTCGGCCGGTCTGGATGCCTCGGCCGTCCGAGCCCGGCTGTTCGACAAACTGGTGGGCAGCGGTAAGGGTTTTGAGATCGACAACAGCCTGCCGCTGGCTGATGACCCGCCGCCGAAGGTGCAGGCCAAGCAGATTGACCAGCCTTCGATCTGGTCCGCACGTCAAGCGGCGCAGACTGGCAAACGAACCTCTCTTACTGGAGCTACTGCATGAACATTCAACGTGAACCGATGCACGCCGGGGAATTTCTCCTGTCCGAGGGAGCCGGCACCATTTCCCGCGAAGCAATCAACGTTGCCGCCGGCCCGGCGCTGGAGCCTGGTCAGATCCTGGGGCTGGTCACTGCCACCGGTGAATTCGCTCCGTACAACCCGACCGCCGAAGATGGCAGCGAGAACGCGCAGGCGATTCTCTTCGGCCCGCTGAGCACGTCCGACATTGTCCGTCGCGGACGCGCCGTGGTGCGTCTTGCCGAGGTCAGCGAAGCACACCTGACCGGTCTGGATCTGGCCGCCGAGAAAGCGCTGGCTGCCCATAACGTGATCGTCCGTTAACGCGATCAACTTCGATTTTTCAGCCCGCCCTGTGCGGGTTTTTTGTTTTCTGGAGACTGCTTCATGGCTGACATTCAAATCTTCAACGACGAGGCGTTTTCGGTGTCCTCGTTGACCGCCGCCATCAACGAACAGGAATACGTACCCGGGCGCATTGGCAGCCTGGGCCTGTTTCAGGAGGAGGGCATCACCACCCTGACGGTGCAGATCGAGAAAGACGGCGACACCCTAGCCCTGGTTCCGTCGGGGGAGCGTGGCACCTCCGGTCTGGTGGTGTCGGGCAGCAAGCGCAACCTGATTCCGTTCAACACCGTGCACCTGCCTGAGCGCTTCACGATCAAGGCTGACGAGATCCAGGGAATTCGCGCCTTCGGTACACGCTCGGAATTGCAGTCGGTGCAGGACGTCGTTAACAAACGTCTGGCCAAGGCGCGCCGCCAGCTGGACGTTACCCACGAGTTCCAGCGGCTGGGCGCACTCAACGGCAAGATCTACGATGCTGACGGCAAGACGGTACTGCTCGATCTTTATGAGCGCTTCGGTGTGCAGCGACAACGTATGCCGATGGAGTTCGCAAATCCCAAGGCAAATTTCCGCGTCAAATGTGGTGACGCGCTGGACATGCAGGAGGAGGCTCTTGGAACCGTGACGCGTAGCGGCTCGCGAGCGTTCTGCGGTAAGAACTTCTGGAACGCGATGTTGGAGCTTGAAGAGGTAAATAAGACGTATCTCAATACGCAGCAGGCGGCTTCGCTGCGTGGCGATGCCCGCGAAAGCTTCGACTACGGCGGCATCACCTGGGAGCGTTATCGCGGCAAGATCGCCGGCATGACCTTCGTGCATGACGACAAGGCGCTGCTGATTCCCGAGGGCGTCCCGGACCTGTATATCTCGGTGTTTGCACCGGCCGACTACATGGAGACGGTCAACACTGAAGGCGTGCCGTACTACAGCAAGATCGAACCCTTGCCGTTCAACAAGGGCATGGTCGGTGAGGCGCAGTCCAACCCACTGCACATGTGCACCCGACCGCTGGCGCAGATCCTGTTGGAGATGTAGTCATGGGCATTCGCGAGCTGATGGCCGATGTCGACGACGTCGTCTTCGAAACCTTGGGCGACCGTGCGCGGATCGAGGGGCGCAGCGAAACGGTGCTGGGCATGTTCTCGGCGCCCTGGTTGCAACCGCGGATAGGTCGGATGAACACCGCCATTCGTGAGCCGCGCTTCGAGGTCCGCGTCGCTGACGCCGACGGTTTGAGCAAGGGGCTGCTGGTTAGCGTTGACGTACCGGAGCTCGACGGTGGTGGAGACTACGACCTGCTGCAGCTTGAGCCAACCGGTGACGGTCTGGTCGCCTTGATCCTGAGGAAACGGCCATGAGTGTTGGCAGTCACTTCAAACCCTCGGCCGGCGGCGGGATGATCTCGTTGCAGACATCGGCGGCAGACCTGAAAGCCTTTCAGGACTTTGCCGCCGTGCTGCCAAAAACAGCGGCCAACGCCCAGCGCCGAGCCATCAACAAAACCCTGCGCTGGCTTGCCACACACATTGCCCGCGCCGTCGGCAGACAGGAACGCATTGCAGTCGCCGCTGTTCGGCAGCGCCTGCGGGCCTACCCGGTCAGTGGCGGGGCCAACAGCGGCAAATTGTGGTTCGGCCTTAACGCCATGGAGGCCAGCCGCATCGGCCGGCCTCGACAAAGTCGCTCCGGTGTCTCAGTGGGCGGCCGGCGCTTTCAGGGTGCGTTCTTCAAGAAGGTCTACGGCAACAGCGCAGACGTCTGGATCCGTACCGGCAGCAAGCACTTCAGGGTGAGCGATTATCCCGACAGCGATGTCAGCGGTGCGGTCGGCGCGAGTTCGGGCTGGATCGCCGAACACGACAACCGCTTCCCGCTGGCCAAGGCCAAGGTGTCGTTGGAGCAGGCCCGCCCACACTTCGAGAGCTGGGTACGTAAGGCTGACGAACACCTGGTTCATGTCTTGCAGCAGGAACTCAATTTCGAAGTGCAGAAGCACTTGAAGGGGAAATGACGTGACGGATCAAGTCGACGAGCCGTTCAGTCTTGAACAGCTGTATCACGCCATCGAGCGGCGCATTCAGCAACACTTTCCGTGCCTGCAGACGGTGTGCATGTGGCCGGATGATTTGGATCGCTTGCCGCTGCCTGCGGTGCTGATCGAATTGGCCGAGATGGAGCCGGGTCTCGATCCGGGAACTGGTGAAACCGGCTTGGCCTGCAAGTTCGAGGCTCGGGTGATCACCGACCCGATTCAGTCGGATCATCATCAACAAGCGGTGTTCTTGGCGGGCCACCTCGCCGCGTTGCTGCGCATGCAGTGCTGGGGCGTTGAGGTCGAGCCGGCCGAGTTCGTTCAGGCTATGCAGGACTGGACCAAACCCGAACTGGACGGCTACACCGTCTGGGTCGTGGAATGGACGCAGCAGATCTACCTCGGTGAGGCCGAATGGCCTTGGCCGGATCAGCCGCCGGGCACCCTGGTGTTGAACATTGAGCCAGGCGACGGCCCGTTCCGTCCGGAGGACGTGCGATGAGTTCCGGTTACGTCGCGGCCCAGCACGACCGCATGCTCGCCGGCCTGGTCAAGGATTGCTATGTGGTGGCGGTGGATCTGGCCGCGTCACCCCCAGTGTGCCGAGTCTCGGACGGGGAGTGGGTCAGCGGCTGGGTTCGCTGGCACAGCGTTGCAGCTGGGAAGGCGCGGCACTGGCGGGCACCGAGCATCGACGAGCAGGGTACTTTGATCAGTGCCAGCGGCGATGTAGCACAGGGCACATTCATTCCTGGTCTTTACGGCAATGGTGGTCCTCCACCCGACAACCGCGACCACGTCGAGGTCTGGCGTTTCGATGATGGTGGTTCCCTGGTGTACGACTGGCAGGCCAACAGTTACACCATCACCCTGCCGAGCGGTACGGTCACCATCAAGGTCGGATCGACGCAGGCCGAAGTCACCGACAGCGCGGTCAGCGTGAAGTCGGGAACGATCGATATGGAGGGCGCCGTGAACATCAAAGGGCCGGTCAACATCGACGGCCCGCTGCACGCGACACAGAGCATCACCAGCGATGCCGACATTTTGGCCACCGGCCAAAGTGACAACCACCACAAGCACTAACTCATCACTCATTCAGCCCGCCGCGAGCGGGCTTTTTCATGCCTGGAGAAACCATGGCCAAACATCAAGATGATTTGCCTGCGCCTGAGTCCGTCCCGATCAGCGCCGTGCAGATGACCTCGACCGTGACCTTTCGCGACATCCTCTACACCTCGCGCACGGTCATCCTGCCTGACGGCCGCACCCTGGCCGTAGCGAAAGCCCAGGTGTCGGTTGATGCCACCGACGATGTAGCGCTGAAGTGCCTTAAAGCCCACGCCGAGCTCGAGCAACTCAAGGAGTAAACCCGATGATCGGAATGGATCGCCACACCGGGCAACCCATCTCCGGCATCGAGCATTTACGTCAGTCGGTGGCGGACATCCTCGGCACGCCGTTGCTGAGCCGCCGCGAGCGTCCGGAATACGGCAGCAAGCTGCGGCGCATGGTCGACCTGCCCATCAACGAAGGTTGGAAAAGCGCCGCTCAGGCGGAAGCGGCCCGGGCGCTGCGCCAGTGGGAGCCGCGACTGAAGCTTGAGCGCGTGGTCGCCATCTCGGTGTTGGGCGGGAAAATCAATTTCAGAATCAGCGGCGAGTATCTCGGTGAGCGCGGCACGTTGGAGGTGTGGGTATGAGTACGCTGGTGGATCTGACGGAACTGCCCGCACCGGACGTGCTGGAGCCTCTGGACTTCGAAGAAGTGTACGGCGAAGCGTTGAACGTGTTTCGCGGTTACATGGGCGACAACTGGACAGCGGCGCTGGAGAGCGACCCGGTGACCAAGCTGTTGGAGGTTGGCAGTTACATCAAGCTCGGCAACCGGGCGCGGGTCAACGACGCGGCCAAGGCGCAACTGCTGGCCTATGCCATCAGCGCCGATCTGGAGCAACTGGCCGCCAACGTGAATCTCAAGCGCCTGGTGATCCAGGCGGCGGATCCGCAGGCGGTGCCGCCGGTTGAGGCGGTGCTGGAATCCTACGATGCTTTACGTGAGCGGGTGCAAATGGCCTACGAAGGGCTGACCACGGCGGGGCCACGCAACAGCTACATCCTGCATGCCCGTAACGCCTCGGCACTGGTCGCCGATGCCACGGCTGAAAGCCCGGCGCCGGCCTGTGTCGACGTGACGGTGCTGGGCCTGGAAGGGGACGGCGCAGTCGGGCCGGAGCTGCTGGCCTTGGTCGCTGAGGCTGTGAATGACGACGATGTGCGCCCGGTTGGTGACCGTGTGACAGTGCGCGGTGCCGAGATCCTGCGATACCGGATCGATGCGGTGCTACACATGAAAGGTACCGGCCCGGAAAATGACGCCGCGCTCGCCGAGGCGATCAAGCGCCTTGAGGCCTGGATCAATCCACGCCGTCGCTTGGGCGTCGAGGTGGCCCGCTCTGGTGTCGATGCACAGTTACACGTCGCTGGTGTGGCCCGCGTTGAACTCAAGGACTGGCAGGATCTGAAACCCACCAAGGCACAGGCGGCGTACTGCACCGGGTACACCGTCGTGTTGGGAGGCTGATATGCGCAGTCTTCTACCGCTCCACAGCACTCCCCTGGAACGGGGTATCGAGGCGACCTTTGCCGAGACCACACTGATACCGTTGCGGACGCTGTACAACCCCGACACCTGTCCTGTGCACCTGCTGCCACATCTGGCCTGGGCCTGGTCAGTCGACCGCTGGGATCCGAAGTGGCCGGAAGCGGTCAAGCGCGCCGCGATCAAGGCCTCGTTCTACATCCACAAGCACAAAGGCACCATTGGCGCTCTGCGCCGGGTAGTCGAACCGCTGGGCTATCTGATCGAGATCTCGGAATGGTGGCAGACCATCCCGGAAGGCGTGCCGGGCACCTTCGCGTTGAAGGTCGGCGTGCTGGACACCGGTATCACCGAAGAGATGTACCTCGAACTTGAACGCCTGATCGACGACGCCAAACCCGTCAGCCGAAAACTGACCGGACTCGACATCACACTTGAAACTCACTTGGACGCCTATGTCGGTTTTGCCGTTTACGACGGTGATGAAATCGACGTTTACCCATGGAGCAACCCGGACATGGACGTAACGGTTCAGGGGAACCATGGCGTCAGCGAATACACCCTCGACGAATTGGACGTATATCCCCATGGTTGATAAAAACTCTATTTTTGGCGGCATGCTCACCACGCAGGGTGCCGCCAAGAAGACCAACTGCGACGCGCTGGGCATCCCTTGGGAACCGCGCTACATGCTGATCGGTGATGCCAACGGCACCGACCCCGTCCCCAGCGCCTCGCAAACCAAACTGGTAAATCAGGTTTACCGGGCGCAGCTCAACCAGTTGCGTGTGTCTCCCACCGATTCCAATGTCCTGATTGCCGAACTGGTGTTGCCACCGGATGTAGGCGGTTGGTGGATTCGCGAGCTTGCGCTGGAAGATAAGGACGGCGTTTTCTGCGCGGTGGCGAATGCGGCGCCGAGCTACAAGCCGTTACTCGCCCAAGGCTCAGGTCGTAACCAGGTGGTGCGGATGCACATCATCACCAGCGGCACGTCGAACATTCAGTTGAAGATCGACCCGTCTGTGGTGTTGGCCACTCGCGGGTATGTGGACGACTTGATCAACGGACTGCTGCCGGCAAACAAGGTCGCTGGGACTTATACAAAGGTCACGGTGAATGATCGAGGCGTATTTGTTGCCGGGTCGAACCCGACAACCTTGGCCGGGTTTGGCATCAAGGACACTTACACAAAGACAGAGATCGAGGCGATGATCGCACAGGCCTCGGCATTGCCAGTCGGTGCCACTGTTGCATTTCCGCTGGACAAGGTCGCGCCCGGTTTTCTTGAGCTGGACGGGAGCGTCAAGAGTATCGCGGTCTACCCGGATCTGGCGGCTTTCCTCGGCACGTCCTTCAATAAAGGCGACGAGGGGGCAGGCAACTTTCGTTTGCCGGATTCACGCGGTGAGTTCCTGCGGGGCTGGGATCATGGACGCGGGGTTGATGCAGGTCGCGCAATTGGCACGTATCAGAAAGGTTCGTTGCTTCACGGTAATGATGACAATGGTGCCGAGATTCACGGGCTAAATGGTATCAATGCTAATCGTGTTGGCTTGGGCTGGGATCTTCCGGTGATGGCTGACTATTCCGGCTCCGGTGCTTACACGGCAAGCGGCGTTGCTGTCCCCGGAACCTCGCTTTTTGCTCAGGCGCATTATGGTATATCGCGCCCGCGCAACTTGGCGGTGATGTGGTGCATTAAGGCTTGGAACGCGCCGATCAATCAGGGAAACATCGACATCGCCGCGCTCGCAGCCCTGGCGACCCAGGCTACCGAAGTCAAGCTCGGTACGGCCAAGATCGCCACGCAAGCGCTGACAGATGCCGGGGTCGATGACGCCACCATCGTTACTCCGAAAAAGCTACGTTTTGGCTTCCAGATCGGTTTGGGCACCAACGGCTATATCGCATTTCCGAGCTGGCTTGGCGGGCTGATTCTTCAATGGGGATCAACGGCGCTGATCAACAGTGCTTCGTCGATTTCTGTGCCGATGCCCCTCGAATTCCCCAATGCGATTCTGAATGCCTTTGTCTCGGTAAACGGCTCGGGAAACTTTACGTCAGCTTTGTGCGGTGCTGTGAGCGCGACTAGTAAAACGGCGATTACTGTTTATCACTTTTCCGGTGGCGGCGGTGCGGCCAACTACCGCTGGCTCGCGGTGGGGAGATAGGAAATGGCGTCAGTAAAAATGTACTACTCGAAAACCACGGGCTGCTGCTATCTGCAGGGTATGCATGATGGGCAGATCCCCGACGACGCGGTGCCTATCAGCAAGGAGCGTTATCAGGCTGTCATCGCAGAACCCGTGCCGGGGATGGTGCGCGGCCATGATGCCGAGGGACTGCCGATTCTGGTCGTTCCGCAAACTTCGCCCGACGAGCTTATGCGGGATGAGCGTGCGTGGCGTGATGCTGAAATCGAGCGGGTTAAATGGCTGCGTGAGCGTCATCGAGACGAACAGGAAGTCGGCGAGCCAACCACGCTGACCGCTGACCAGTTCAGCGAGCTTTTGGCTTATGTGAAGAGCCTGCGCGATTGGCCGCAGTCCACTGATTTTCCCGCGGCCGAGTACCGACCCGCGTCACCTGAATGGGTAGCCAACCAATACCAATAAACGCCCTGCATTGACGGGGCGTTTTCATTTTCGCTGCGCAACTCGAACCCACCTCACAGCCCCGCTCATGCGGGGCTTTGTCATTTCTGGAGACTGACTTCTATGAGTTTCTTTCACGGCGTCACGACCACCTCGGTCGATACCGGCGCACGCACCATCTCGTTGCCGTCCTCGTCGATCATCGGCTTGTGCGACACCTTCAGTCCCGGGCTGCTCGGTGGCGGTACCGCCAAGGCCGGCGAACTCAAACTGATCACCACTGAGCGCGAAGCCATTGCCGCGTTCGGCGCCGATTCGGCGATCACCAAGGCCTGCCAAGCGATCTACGCCAAGGCCAAGGCGGTGATCGTCGCCATCGGTGTGCCAAAGATGGACGACACGGCGCTGCAGACCTCGGCCATCATCGGCGGCGTGTTAGCTTCGGGTCAGCGTACCGGCCTGCAGGCGCTGCTCGATGGCAAAAGCCTGTTCAACGCTCAGCCGCGATTGCTGATCGCGCCCGGCCATTCCGCCACGCAAGCGGTGGCCACGGCCATGGACAGCCTGGCGCAGAAGCTGCGGGCCATCGGCATCATCGACGGGCCATGCACCACTGATGAGGCCGCGATGGCCTACGCGAAAAACTTCGGCAGTCGCAACCTGTTCATGGTCGATCCCGGTGTGCAGTTCTGGGACACCGGCGAAAGCAAGACGGTGGACGCTCCGGGTTCTGCATGGACTGCCGGCCTGTTTGCCTGGACGGATGCCACCTATGGTTTCTGGGCCTCGCCTTCGAACAAGGAACTCACCGGCATCACCGGTACCACCCGCGCCGTCGAGTACCTGGACGGCGATGAAACCTGCCGGGCCAACCTGCTCAATAACGCGAACATCACCACGATCATTCGCGACGACGGTTATCGCCTCTGGGGCAACCGCACGCTTTCCAGCGATCCGAAATGGGCATTCGTCACCCGTGTGCGCACGCTGTTCATCCTGATGGACGCGGTACAGGCCGGGCACAAATGGGCGGTCGACCGCTCAATCACCAAGACCTACGTCAAAGACGTCACCGACGGCCTGGAAGCATTCATGCGCGACCTGAAAAATCAGGGCGCGGTGATCAACTTCGAGGTGTACGCCGACCAGGAGCTGAACACGGCCAGCCAGATCGAGCAGGGCAAGGTGTATTGGCGGATCCGCTTCACCGACGTGCCGCCGGCCGAGAACCCGAATTTCCTCTTCGAAGTCACCAACGAGTGGATGACCGAAGTGCTTGAAGCCGCCTAAGGAGGCCACCTGATGATTCCTGAAGTTCTGTCCAACTGCGCCGGGTTTATTGACGGCGTGAGTTTTGCCGGCGAGATGCCGAGCCTGACCCTGCCCAAGGTCGTGCTGAAAACCGAAACCTACCGGGGCGGCGGCATGGCCGGCGAGATCGAGATCCCGACCGGTGTCGAGAAACTCGAAGCCGGGTTTACTACCAACGGTGTGCGCCGCGAGGCGCTGAAATGGTTCGGCCTGTCCGACCGCACCGCGTGTACGGCGGTGTTCCGAGCAACGTTCAAAGGCCTCAAGGGCAAAGTCACTCCGGTCATCGTGACCATGCGCGGCGGTCTCAAGGAAGTCGACATGGGCGACTGGAAAGCCGGCGAAAAAGCCGAGAGCAAACACAACATGGCGTTGACCTACTACAAGCTCGAAGTCGGTGGCCGGTTGATCTACGAGATCGACATGGTCGGCATGGTACTGGTGGTCGACGGCGTTGATCAACTGGCAGAAGAACGTTCGGCCCTGGGCCTTTAAGGACATACGCAATGACTCAAGCAATTCAAGTTACACCCGAACAGTCGCTCCCTAAGTGGATGGAACTGACCGAGGAAGGGTTTCGTATCAGCCTCAAATACCCGACGGAACTCAACGGTGTACAGGTCGACCGCCTGACTATGCGCGCACCTTGCGTGCGGGATGTGCGGGCCGCGCAAGCGGCCTCCAACGGTGATGCCGAACAGCGTGAACTGTCGCTGTTTTCCTCGCTGACCCAGACCTCCGAGGCGGATCTGGTGGGACTCAAGATGGTGGATTACATGCGCTTGCAGGCCGGCTACTTTCGTCTGGTCACGGACGACTAAGTGCGATGGCTCTACGTTGAAGATCCTGGCCAAGCGTATGGCCAAAGAAACCGGGTTCTCGGCAGCCGAGATCCTGGCCATGTCCTTCAACGAACTGGTGTGGTGGCTCTCCGATTGAGCCACCGCTTAACCAACCTTGCACATAAGGTCCGCACATGGCGAAGAACCTCGCACTCGGCTTTGTCATTGGCGGCGCCGTCGATCCGACGGTAGGCAAAGCGTTCAAGGACGTCGAAAGCAAGATCAAACATTTGGACACCGTGGGCAGCAAGGCCCGCGTGTTGCAGAACACCATCGGCGACACCATGCGTCTGCGCGATGAATGGCGCAAGGCGCACATGACCGGCGCCGCCGGCGCGGACAAACTGCTGAGCAAGTACGAAAAGAACCTCGAACTGCTCAAGAAACAAGGCGTCGAGGTGGGCAGGTTGAGCAAGGCCTACGCCACAATGGGGCGCGTGGCGGCTGGAGCCGAACTGAAGGCACTCGGTCATCGACAGATCGAGGAGGGCCGGGCAGGACTGAAAGGCACCCTCGGTCAAGCGGGTGCGCTGACCGCAGCAGCTGCCATCCCGACCAAGGTCAGTGCGGACTATGGTGCGATCATTCGCGACATTGCGATCAAGGCCAACATTGCCAACTCGCCGGAAGAGGCACAGCTGTCCAAGACTGTGATCGACACCTCACGCGATACGGGCATGGCGCGTAATCAGGTGGCCGAGGTGGTCAACGCCCTGGTCGGCGCCGGTATGGAGTTGGACAAGGCGCTGTCCTATGCACCGACCGCAGCCAAATTTGCGGTGGGCCAAGGATCAGAAGGCACTGAAACGGCGAAGATGATCAACGCCTTGGGTCAGAACGCCAAGATCACTGACCCCAAAGTGATGCAGCAGGCGCTGGAGGCCATCGCCTACCAAGGCCAGGCGGGCAGTTTTGAAGCGGTCGACATGGCCAAGTGGTTTCCTGAGTTGCTGGCCGGCATGGGCAAACTGGGTATCACCGGCATGGATTCGGTGACGCAACTGGGCGCGATGCTGCAGGTGCAAATGAAAACGGCCGGTGGTTCGGACGAAGCGGCCAACAACCTCAAAAACTGGATGGAGAAAATAGGCTCCGGTGAGACGGTCAAGGCCTACCAGAAGGCCGGGATCGACTATAAGGGGTCGATGCAGACCGGTTTGCAGAATGGCAAATCCACACTGGAATCCAGTTTTGCCCTGGCCCAGAAGTACATCGAAGCGACTGATCCGAAGCGAGCCGCCGAGATGGCCAAGGCCACAGCGGCGATCAGTAAGGAGGCTGATCCCGAGAAAGCCAAAGCCATGATGAAGTCGCTGGAGGAGGCTTTGCGTACCGGTGACCTGTTCGCCGATATGCAGGTCAAGGCAGCCTTGACCGCCTACATGCAGAACAAGGATCTGTATGAGCAGCTGAAAAAGGATTCCGCCGGGGCGACCGGAATCCTCGATAAGAACTTGGCCGAGCGCCGGCAAACCTCGGCGCAGAAATGGTCCGAAATGGCCCAGTCGATGGACGATGCAATGCGCAGCATCGGCGATGCGATCCGGCCGGTCACCGATTCCGTCGCTGACGGCATCAACAACGTCAGTCGCAAATTGTCGGGCTTTGCCGACGAATTTCCACGGGTCACGCTTGGCATCGGCACGGCCGTGGCTGGACTGGTTGCGCTCAAGGGGGCCGTCAGCGCCTTCAAGGTTGGTATGGGGCTGATGAACCTCGGGCGCGGCACGCTGATGGGCAACCCAAACATCCCGCAAAAGGTGATCGTTACCAACCTTCCCGGTGCTGGTGGCGGGCTGAGCGGCGGTGATCTCGATGCCAGCGGCGAAGGCAAGAAAGGCAAAGGGGGGAAAGGCGGCGGGAGTGGAGGAGGTGGTCGTGGCGCGAAGATAGTCGGAGGCATGAAAGGTCCAGCGTTGCTGGCGGTGGTCGATGCTGGTTTTAAAGCCTACGACACCTATGAAAATGCCGAGACCCAGGATGAAAAGGCGGAAGGCTACGGACAAGCGGCTGGCGGTTTGGCAGGTACCCTGGCCGGCGCGGCTGCGGGAGCCGCCATTGGCTCGGCAGTGCCCATTATCGGCAACATCGTCGGCGGCCTGATTGGCGGCTATCTCGGCTACATGGGCGGCGATGCGCTCGGTGGAGTCATGGGTAAAAAGCTGTTCGGCGCTGATGAGTCGCTGAAAAAAGTACCGGATGCCGGGCCGTTGATGATGGCCGATGCTGGAAAAAACCTGCCGCCGGTGATGGGCGACATTGCCAAGTCATTCGAACCCAAGTCAGCTCCTGGTCCATTGGCTCCTGCTGCAATGGGCGATGTGGCCCGCTCGTTGGCCGCACCCGCCAGTGCCCCAGTTTCACCGGCACTGCTGGCCGCTCCAACTCCGGTCGCCAGATCTGAGGCGCCGAAGGTTGAGCATCGAGTCGAGATATCGGCGCCGTTGCACATCACCGTCCAGGGCGATGCCAAGGACCCGGCGCAGATGGCGCGTGAGCTGCAGCCCTACATCGCGCAGCAAATGCAGCAGGCCACGCAGCAACTGCAAAATCGCCAACTGTACGACCAACCGGATGTGTAAGGAGGCCTGATGGCCTACATGGAGCAACTGCAGTCAGGGCTCAAGCAACTGGCGGCAGCAGGAGAGACCGGGCGGCGCAGCCTCGACGGCATGATGGGCCCGGTCAACGGCGCCATCAGCGAGATCAGCGGTGCGGCCTCGGAGCTGGAAGGCATTCCATTTGTCGGTCCGGCAATCGGGGAAAAGCTGCAGCGCGTGATGCGCGGGGTGAATGCCGCCCAGGCCAAGGTCGGTCAGGTGGTGGCCACTTACAACAAGGCCACGCGTGCCGTGTCACAGATCGATGAGCGCATGGGCCAACTGAAGGAACAGGCTGCCCGGGCGTCGACCGCGATCAACAAGATCGCCGGCAAGGTCAGTCCTTCGCTGGAGAACATCCTGCCGACCGGATCGCTTGCCGGTGACGCGACGCCGGTACCGGAAGCGGTGAAGCCATTCCCGCATCTGCTGATCGTGCAGCCCCTGGACCCAAAAGCGGTGCCGTATTACTTCAACCTGGATACCGCCGCCTTCGACGAGCTGCGGCGCTCGACTGAATACCGCTGGGCTTCGCAGGAACGCCTGACCCGGCGACCGGCGCAGCAAGCGGTGGGCATCGGTGAGGAAAAGATCACCCTTAAAGGCGCGATCTTTCCGGGCTTCAAGGGCGGCATCAAGCAACTGGACACCCTGCGCAGCCTCGGCGCTCAGCAACTGCCGCTGACGCTGACCACCGGCTATGGCGACGTTCTCGGCACCTGGTGTCTGAAGAGCGTCGATGAAGAACAGAGCGCGCTGCTGCAGGGCGGTATCCCGCGCAAGCAGGCGTTTACATTGGAGTTTGTGCGTTATGGCGATGACCTGCAGAACGTCTGACGGAGATCTGCTCGATACCCTGTGTTACCACGCTTATGGGCATCTCAACGGAACGGTCGAGGCGGTGCTGGATGCTAATCAGGGGCTGGCCGACGAGCCGCAGCCGTATCGCGCCGACATTGTGATCGAGCTGCCGGATCTGCCGGCGCCCGACGACAGTGAGGTGATGCTGTGGGGCTGACATGTCGACTGGATTTGTGATGGCAATTTGCTAGAGAAATCCGGCACCGATAGACTTGTCATTTTTAGGAAAATGCGAGCGCCATTACATGGAAAAGTCGACAGAACTGAGAGAAGTCAAACGCAGTATCAAAGAGGAAATCCCTCATCGCATCATCTGGTTCGTCATCTCCGTTGCAGTAATAGCTCTATTAGCTTTGATCCCAGTGATCGGCTGGATTTTGGCATTGGTGATGGTGTTTGCGGTTTTTACAAAGATTTTCGGTTCTCGGGAATCCTTTCTGGTCGGCAACTGCCCTACCTGTACCAAATTGTTGCCTGTCCCTGATACAGACGTTTTTGCTTGCCCCGTTTGCAACAGTGTTATTGCTGTAGGAGAAGACAGCCTGACCATCGTTAAAACCGACTGATCTGCAATGCCATGTAGCTAGCAGAAAAGATGAAACCTATTAAGCCCGCCTTGTGCGGGCTTTTTATTGGACGAAACAATGACCCCAATCTTTCGTGTCGTGGCCGACGGCGCCGACATCACCCAGCTGATCAATGATCGGCTGCTGCAGCTCAAGACCACAGACAAGCCCGGCATGGAATCCGACGAGTTCGAATTGCGCATCGACGACCGCGACGGCGCTGTGGTGTTGCCTCCACGCGGGGCCAGCATCGAGATCTTCCTCGGTTATGCAGAAACCAAACTGACCCGCATCGGCCGTTACGTCGTGGATGAGATTGAGCTGTCCGGTCCACCGGACACGTTGGTGATCACCGGCAAGGCCAGCGACATGCGCGGCAGCGGTAAGTCCACCCGCAGTGGCAGTTGGGAGAACGTGCCGCTGTCGCGCATCGTTGCCGATGTCGCGGCCCGCAACGGCTGGCAGGCGGTCTGCCCGGTGCAGACCAAGGTGCCGCGTGCCGATCAGCTCAACGAGTCGGACTTCAATTTCATCACGCGCCTGGCCAAGCAGTACGATTGCACGGCCAAGGTGGCCGACGGTAAGCTGCTGGTGATGCCACGGCAAGCGGGGCAGAGCGTTTCGGGCAAGGCATTTAGCGTGGTGACGATTCAGCGGCGCGACGTCAGTCGCTTCCAGTTTCGGCTCGGTGATCGCAACACACACAAGGCGGTGTCGACCAAGCACCAGGACAAGAAAACCGGAAAGCTCGCGGTGGTCACTTTGGACAACGACGAATCGCCGGACGGCCTGCCGCCAGTGCATACCGACCGCCACATCTACCCGAACAAATCAGCGGCCGAAGCGGCAGCCCAGGCACGTCTCACTGCGTTCAACCGCTCCACTGCCGGCGTCCGGCTGGAAATGCCTGGGCGTACCGATCTATTCGCCGAGCGCTCGATCAATGCTCAGGGTTTCAAGGTCGGCCTCGATGGCGAGTATCTGGTTGACTCGGTCGAGCAGGTGTTCACCCAGTCGGGCTGGAGCACAACGGTCGAGTGCAATGGCGGCAAGAAGGGCAAGGCAAAAGCCAAAGGCAGGAAGAAAAAGGCGGCGAAGGATCTGAAGGTCGTTCAGCTCAACTAAGAGCGTCGCATCCCCACACCTCAAGGAGACATCAATGTCACTGACAGAACAGCAACTGCAACGCATCATGCCCAACGCCCGCCGCCAAGCGGGCGTTTTTGTATCTGCACTCAACGCTGCCATGGCGCACCGACAGATCAACACACCGAAACGCCAAGCCGCGTTCCTGGCTCAAATCGGACACGAGTCCGGTCAGCTGCAGTACGTCCGGGAGCTGGGCGGCGATCAATACCTGAGCAAATACGACACCGGTGCCCTGGCTACAAAACTGGGCAACACCCCGGCAGCGGACGGCGATGGCCAGCGTTATCGCGGTCGTGGGCTGATTCAGGTGACCGGCCACGACAACTACCTGCGCTGTAGCCTGGCACTGTTCGGCGACGAGCGATTGCTGAGTACCCCAGAGCTGCTGGAGTTGCCGCAGTGGGCTGCCGAATCGGCGGCATGGTTCTGGTCGGTGAATGGGTTGAACATGCTCGCGGATCAGAACGAATTCAATGCGATCACCCGCAAGATCAACGGTGGTCTCAATGGCCTGCAGGATCGGCTGGAGCTGTGGGGACGGGCGAGGGAGGTCTTATGCGTCTCGGCGACCTGATACCTGCGCCTTATCGGCTGCTGAGCAAGGTGGTGCTGCTGATCGCCATGGTCGGCACATCCGCCGCCATTACCTGGCAGGTGCAGGACTGGCGCTACGGTAGTCGCCTCAGCGAGCAGTCCCGGCAGCACACCGAAGTCCTCAAACAGCAGGTCCAGGCCACGGCCGCGCAACAGCGTGCCGAGCAGGACAAGCGCCTCGCGCTTGAGCAGCGTCTGGCAACCAGCGAACAAACCCATTATCGAGCCTTAAGCGATGCCCAACGTGATCAAGGTCGCCTGCGCGACCGCCTTGCCACTGCTGATCTGCGCTTGTCAGTCCTACTCGACGCTACCGGCGCCGGCAATGGATCGATGCCAGCCACCACCACCGCCGGCAGCGTGGTTCATGGCTCCACAAGAGCCGAACTTGACCCGGCGCATGCTCAACGAATTATTGGCGTCACCGACGACGGCGACCGGGGGCTGATCGCCCTCGCAGCCTGTCAGGCATACGCCAAAGAAGTCTCAACACCGAAGTGAAAAAGAGCGGCCGGTCCGGATGCGTCAACATCCGGATCGACCGCCGTCCCTGCAGATTGTCCCTGCAAGTCCAGCCAAGGCTCTTGCTCCGTGCACAAAGCGCGGCGAGCCTAGCACCTGTTTATCCATACAGTAAAGGTCTTGCCTTCAATGTCTACACCCATCATTCCTTGGATGGGCGGCAAACGCCGCCTGGCCGACCGCCTCATTCCGCTTTTTCCGCCACACGAATGCTACGTCGAAGTCTTTGCCGGCGGTGCCGCGCTCTACTTCATGAAGCCCCAGCCATCGCCCGTCGAAGTTCTCAACGACATCAACGGCGATCTGGTCACGCTTTACCGCGTCGTGCAGAACCACCTCGAAGAGTTCGTGCGCCAATTCAAATGGGCGCTCAGCTCGCGGCAGGTGTTCGAATGGCAGAAAATGACCCGGCCCGAAACCCTCACCGACATCCAGCGCGCCGCCCGATTCTTCTACCTGCAGAACCATGCCTTCGCCGGCAAGGTCTCCGGTCAGACTTTCGGCACGGCGACCACCGCCCCGGCCATCAATCTGCTGCGTATCGAGGAAAACCTCTCGGCCGCGTGGCAGCGCCTGTCCGGCACCTACGTCGAAAACCTTCCTTGGCTTGAATGCGCGGAACGCTACGACCGTGCCCATACCTTCCATTACATGGATCCGCCTTACTGGCAGACCGCCGGCTACGGAGTCGACTTTCCGTTCGAGAACTACGAACGGATGGCCGACTTCATGCGCCGCTGCAAGGGCAAAGTGATGGTCAGCATCAATGACCACCCAGACATCCGTCGCGTGTTTGAAGGCTTCCACTTCGAGACCTTGGATATTCGCTATACCACAACCAACCAGCGACAAGGAAAAGCTGAGGTGAGTGGTGAACTGGTCATCATGAATTGGGAACCCGCTTCTCTGGGTGGCCTTTTTTGAGGTCACAGAGAAGCTCTTCTAAAAAAAATAAAATCAGGATCGAAAAATCTCCCATATTCTTCGCAGAGTGATAAGCAGGTTAGATATCGCAACTCCTAAGGCAAGCCATTTCATTGTGAAGATCCTGTAAGTCAAGGAAGAGCTTTCTATTGGTCGTAGTTGGCCCTCGTCGTTGGACGTGAGCATGATCGGAACAGAGTATTTCTCTTTCGGCTTGCGAAGTAGTGCTCGTGACTATCCGCATGCGAGCGTCCAAGGTGACATGCTCGCTTGTCTTTAGGTTATGGGTGAGGATGAACTTTCGTCAATACCTGTATGCAAAAAATATCATGGAACCTACTTTGCACAACTTGCGCAACTTACACAACTGGTGTCGGCTACGCACCTTGCGCAACGCCCGGCCCATGGCGTCGGGATCGGTCTGGTGTGAGAAGGTTTATTTTCAAAAGTACAAAGTTACAAATGTACCTTCGGACCTCTGACGCAATTACGCAATTACGCAATTACGCAATTACGCAATTACGCAATTGCGTAGTCGGCCCATCGGTGGCGAAATGAAGAAATGAAGAAATGAAGAAATGAAGAAATAACGAAATAACGAAATAACGAAATAACGAAATAACGAAATGGCATCGTCGCAAAGGCGTTAGATGATTGGAGTGATGAGGCGTCGGTCTGATAATGAAACAGTTAAGGAACAAATTGTAAATCGAACAGAACAAAATATTTAAACCGAATCGGTCATCGGTTTGATTAGGTCAGAACCCTGATTGCGCACATTTCCGATGGCTGCTTCTATCCTGAACCACTCAAATACGTCTGCCGGATCACCCTGGTGCAGCACCATTTCTTCGGCGCGTTCTTTAGGTGTTGCTGGATCCAGCCATTCGCGTGCTAGCCCAGGCGAAAGCGCCACCGGACGGCGGTCGTGGATATCCACCATCCCACCTGCACTGTCGGCGGTGATGATCACGAAGCCGTAATGCTCGGTGGGTTCTATTCCAGCGATTGGATATTGTCCAATTGCAGCCCACAGGATGGGCACAAGATCCCGACGACGAATCAAATACGGCTGCTTTTTTGGTCCGCCTTCATCTACCCATTCGAACCAGTTATTGATCGCGACAATAGCTCGATGCGGCCAGATGGCACGAAAGAACGGGCCGTTCGCAACCTTCTCTACCCGGGCATTGATGGGGGCCGCACGATCTTTTGCCCAATGCGGTCGCCATCCCCAGCGCACCATGTCCGCATGCAGAAATCCTTCCTCCTGGTGAAACAGCGCAAGTTGTGTGGTGGGAGCGGCGTTGTAGCGTTCCAGCGGCAGATCCCCGATATGGTTGACGAGTGCATTGGGCATGCTCAAGGCGGCAACGAAGTCGTGAATACCGCTGTACTGCGAGAGTCGTCCGCACATTGCCTGCCCGCCTATCTGATATTTCCTACAAAAATTGACCGCAAGGCTTTCAGAAAGTTAACTGTATATTCGTACAGTATTGGAAGTCGTGCGTCATGAATCACTCAATTCTAGGCCTCATTAGTGAGGGCGGTTCGAAGGTACCGCTGTGTCTCTTCCGTGTCCCGGCCGGGTTTCCGTCGCCGGCAGCGGATCACATCGAAGCGCAGATATCGTTGGATGAGGTGCTGAACATTCGCGCGCCACATGTCTACCTGGTGTCTCTCATCGGTGAAAGCATGCAGGGTGCCGGGATCTATGACGGAGACCTAGCCATCGTCGATCGATCAATCGAGCCAGCCCATGGCCACATCGTCATTGCGCTCTTGAACAATGAACCCGTCTGCAAGCGTCTATGCCTTCGCGGTCGGGAGGTCATCCTGATGTCCGAAAACCCCAAATATCCGCCACGGTACGTCCTTGAGGGTGACGAGTTGGCGATTTGGGGTGTGATCACCAGCAGCGTGCGCAGCCATGTCTAAGGCGCTGCCGGTATTCGGCCTGATAGATTGCAACAGCTTCTACGCCAGTTGCGAGCGCGTGTTCCGCCCAGACCTGGCCAAAGTGCCCATCGTGGTGTTGTCGAACAATGACGGCTGCGTAATCGCACGCAGCTACGACGCCAAGCCTTACGTGAAAATGGGCGAGCCGTACTTCCAGATCAAACACAAGCTCAAGCAGCACGGCATCGTCCCGTTTTCCTCGAACTATGCGCTGTACGGCGACATGAGCGAACGTGTCATGACCCTGATCGAGTCGATGGTGCCGGCCGTCGAGGTGTACAGCATTGACGAAGCGTTCGTCGACCTCACCGGAATCAACGACGTGGACGGTCTCGGCCGCAAGGTCCGCAGCCAGGTGCTGCGCTGCACGGGCATCCCGGTCGGCGTCGGCATCGCGCATACCAAGACCCTGGCAAAGCTGGCCAACCACACCGCCAAACGTCTGCAGGCGCAAACCGGTGGCGTCGTGAATATCTGCGACCCGATCAAACGCGACTGGGTACTGCGCAACACTGACGTGGCTGAGGTCTGGGGAGTAGGGCGGCGCATGAAGTTCCACCTGGATGGAATGGGCATCAAGACTGCGATGGATCTGGCCAAGGCTGATGCCTGGACGCTACGAAAGAACTTCAGTGTGGTGATCGAGAAAACCGCCCGTGAGTTGGCTGGCACTGCGTGTCTTGAGTTGGACGAGCCGAATCCACCCAAGCAGGAGATTTGCTGCAGCCGGATGTTTGGCAAGCGCCTCACGGAGCTGGCTCCGATCAAGGAGGCCGTCGCCACTTACGTGATGCGCGCCTCGGAAAAATTGCGGGCCCAGAACTCACTGTGTAAGAAAATCCGCGTCAGCGTTCGCACTGGTATGTTCAATCCGGATGAGGCCAAGTACGCAAACGGCATCCTGATCGTGCTGCCATATCCCACCGATGATGTGCGTCTGCTGACCAAGGCAGCCGTCGGCGCCGTCGAGCGCGTATTCCGGCCGGGATTCAAATACAGCAAGGCAGAGGTGATGCTCGTCGATCTTTGCCAGCCTGGTGAACTCACCGAGGATCTGTTCGCCATCACCCAGTCCACCGAGACGACGAGCCTGATGACGGTGCTGGATAAGATCAATGGACGGTGGGGCAGGGGGACGCTTCGGTCTGCGGCTGTGCCGACCAGTCCTGATTGGGCCATGCGGCGGAAGATGATGAGCCAGAGCTATACAACGAGGCTGGATCAGCTTTGGAAGGTGGGATGCAAATAATGGTGTGATGCTCGGCCCGCAGCGTGCTGCGTAATTGAGCGTTGTTAACCATCACTGCGGAAGGCCGCCAATGAGGTCTCCGTATGCCCAAACCAAAGTTCCAGCAATCGCCATGGTCACGCCCCACTTGGATGCGGAACCGTCAATTTGTGTTTGGCGATCAGCTTCGGCTTCAGCCTCAGTTGGTTCAACATGGCCACAGTCGATGATTGATTGGCTTTTCAGCCATTCGGCGAGCCCCACGCGTACCAGTGGGCGGAAGGTCAGCAATAGGCCGGCAATTGTAAGGATTGCCCCTGACCGGCCGAACCAATGCCAATGATTTGACCAAATGCTGGCGGCAGCAGACGCAATCACAACTAACGAGCTGACAGCAGAAAGAAATTTAATATCTGAAAATAGTCGTCTCATAGGATGGCGGACCTTGCGATGCCTTGAATTTATTGGATGCTGACTTTATCGACGAATCATGTGCGCTATTTTAGAAACGAAATAATTAGCAACGAGATTGGAGAACTCTTCAGCTCGTTCGGTGGGGATGATGCTGTCTCTCTCAATACCCATTGACTCGCATGCGTGTTCGAAAGCATTGCTGGCCTCTCGCTCTAGGTATCGAGATTGGCTGCGATTATAAATGATGTCGAATCCTTCCTTGAGAGCGGCGGTATAGGTTTCATTCGTCAACGCTTGATCGGTCCGGATCAGCTTTAGCTCTTCCTCGGATAGATTGAGGTCCACGTTCAGGGTGAGACCAGAGCTGCTGGCAGGATTGAAAGCGTAAGTAGTATGTATCGAGGGGCCGTCATATTGTTCACTAAGGATAACCACGATCCGCGACATTGAAAAATATTCTACGTAGCCTAATAGTTGTCGTTTCGCGGGTATGCCGATAACGCTAACGCAATTGAAGGTATGAGTTGATGGTCGATTCATGACCAGGTCGCGCAAATAAAAAAAGGCGTAAGGTGGTATTGCAGAGTCGTTCTTCAAGTACTGCATTGCTGCATCGCAGGACTTAGGGCTCACGCCAGCAGCTGCAGCTAGTGCAACCGCTGTTTTGACCATTGAACGGCCGGCAAGCTCCCCGCCAAATTGAGCAGAAAAGGTAACGGGTGACTCAAGGGGTGTCTCTTTTATTGACATGCCGCCCAAAAAAGAATTTATATCGACCTTCGGGTTTTTTCTTGCGACCTGCTTAACCATTTTATAAGCAGTGGCCTTATCCTTTGCTGTTATATTTATTTTCAGACCTTTTTCGCTTGGCTCGGCCCTGTAAGTGGCATTCGGGATAGTCATGCTGCCATCGGGTAGCATGAGATAATTTTCTCCATCTATGGTCTGAATCTTGATATTCGGTGGCGCCCCTCGTTCTCGATCAACACCGTGCATCATCGCAAGGTGGGAAAATTGCTCCCAAATCTCAGCGTCCCAGGTATCGCCCGAACGGCTGTTGCAATCGATACATATGAACGACCGAATTTTGCGTCGGCCACCTATTGAGTGAGGAATGATGTGCTCTCTGGAATCGTTGGCGATTTCAATTCGTTCTTCACACAGGGCACAGTAGCTGGTGTTGTCCATGGCCATTTCTCGAATAGGTGTCCGCGCTCCTTGAAACAGTATCACGAAGGGGATAAAGAAAACCGAACCTCGGAGGCGTATGAGATCCCATATGGATCGGGAGTGGTTTAGGGCCAAATTAGGGTAAATTTGAGGCCGCTGTATACCGCGGGAGGCCTTTGGCCATCATTGAGAGGGGCGAATTCAATGGCCCTGAGCGGCCCAGAGGGGCGAACGAAGGGGTTCGAATCCCTATCCTTACGATCGAATGCCGCTTCTGCTGTGAATCAGTAATGAGCTGGAGCGGCATACGTTACATCTGCCAAATCATGCGGACGAAATTCAGCGTGATATCGAATGACTTCTTCTGCCAAACCGAGATAATCAACCGGGCCAGGCGAGAATAGGCTGGCGCGCTCTCGTTCCCTGGCCAAAATGATCTCAACGGATTCATGGATGTCTAGTTGTGTCTCATCTAACCAGAACCCGTGTCGAATTCGTTTGATATAGATGCTCGCTGCAGGCATGAGCTGAATTCTTAGCAATACCTGAATTAAGCAGACCCCCTCTACAACGTAGCCTTGTAGGCCCTCCAGCGCTGATCCCAGTTTCGTGTAGTCCAGCGACTCAACATACCCGTCCGGATCTTTCTTAAGGAAGGAGTCTAGACTGATACATGGAAGACCAAGAGCTTCCGAGATCGCTAGGGCTAGCGTTGACTTGCCCGAGCCGTCTATCCCATCAATACCGATACTTAAAGCATTAATTTCGCGGAGCGCAGCAATCACTTCCTGTGAGCTTATGCAGTGCCTCATAAAGCCCTCACCCCGCTGACGTGTTCCATTACATATTGAAATTGGCAGGCCCCAGAATGATCTGGGCAGACATCTACACTCAATCTAGCCCTCGCTCTTCCCTCTCAGCTTGGCCAAGCCCTGCTTGATGTGACCAGCGTTCTCGCCGATCACCCACAAGGCGCCACGAACGTTTTCACCAACGTCGGGCAAACCTTGCTGTTCTGCATGAAGCGTCAGCTCCATCAAGGCTGCTTCCAAACCGAGCTGATTCTGGTAGATCCTTTCCAGCACATCCCGTAACGAATATTCGTCTGACATTGCTCCGACTCCTTTCGAAAAAGAACAAGCATAGTACCGGTAGTGCCCTTTATGGGCGGTGATTGCTGCATGCTTAGAAATTGCTACAAAGAATTGTGATTTCGAGGAGTCAGCCAGGCTAGCCGGGGGGGGGGGGGGCCAGCGACGGGCTACGCCCAATCCATCATCGGAGCGCCCGCCCGCCTCAGGACAGAAACGGGCGGTTAATCACATTCACTTGCTAGTGATTTCCTCGAATAGTCGTTTATCCGGATGACTCGCCGAGGCCTGGAAGATCTTTCGCAAGCTCTTGGGAGTAGCTGGCTAGATTGCGAATGGTGAACTTATTACGCTGGCGTCTGCGGTAGCGGGCCTTGACACGCCTTGCGAAGTATAAAGACATTGCTTTTCCGCTGATGAGCATAATTCCAAGAGGTAAAATACCCAAAGCTACGGACAGCATACCAAGTGAGGTATCATTTGCGCTTCGTAGCCATAAAATAAGAGCTAAGCCACTTATCGCAGCTATGCCGTAAGCGAGAAAAATAAACCCAATGTATTCGTACTCGGCAATAATGCGGAGCGGTTTTAATTTCTCCTTGTGCATAGCGATGTCTCGTGCACGTAGTTGTGCTTGGTGCCGAATATGAGTGCTGTCAATCTGTTGTTGATGTAGATCTTTGTCTTGTTTTGATAACTCTTCCTGTTGTTTGAGTTGATCCTCAAGTACGCCTACCTGAGTTCGGCTCAGTTCGCCTTCCTCCGCCTTGCGCTGAAGTACTGCTTTTTGTCGAAGAGCATCTTCTATGAATTCGCTACGCAGAAAAGCAGTAATTTCCTCAACATTTTCTGGTTGGAAGTCTTCGGGTTTTGTGGTTCGTGAGCGAAGCTCAGAAAGTAGGAATCCAGCGCTATCGTTACTCATGGACCCAGATTCGATCTGGCTACGTAGTGACTTATAGTCCTCCGCGACTTTGCTGCCGGCTTGTGTCGATAAAATCACCTGCGCTCGTGCAACTACATCAAAGGTGGAGGGTAACTTTCCGTCTCCAAACCCCTTGTTTAGTTTGAACCATAGGCGTTCAGTCAAGTGGTCTAGGTCAGTGGCGAACGGGATTTGCCTTGCTTCTTGTAATACTGCTTTTGAAAATGCCAAAACCCGTGTGATGTACTTTCCAGAAACAAGAATAGCTGCAGACTGCTCTAAACCGTTATGGCTTGAGCCGCGTCGCAGATAGTTGATTTTAGTGAATAGACGCAGAACACTTGGAATCTTTTCTTGATCTAAATCGGGTTGTTCAGATAAAAGTAACTGAATGGTTCCTATATCATCCACAACATAGGTGGGTGGGTCATAGTAGTTTTGGCTAACTTCTTCTTCGATACGTAGCCGACGAAGTGCCTCATAGAATTTAGCTTTTTTCAGCAGCACGTCTCCGGTGGTGCTGCAGCCGTTAGTTATGTTTACCATTGCCGCTTTAGATGGGTCGGGCTCCTGCCTTTGCTGAACAATTTTTTCGGCCGCATAAAAGAAATCTTCTACTTCTCGTTTGGCTTCCTCAAAGTAGCGAAGTTCAATTTTGGCGCCATGAGAAGTTCGTGTGTTGATTTCTTTTATCAGAGAGTGAAAATCATCGAAAATATTCTTATGTAGGGTGCCGTTGAATCCCTGTGAATAAAATAGTACTTCGGTATCTAGATAGATAGTAAAATTATTTCGCCATGGCTCATGATTGGCCAAGCTGGAGGAGTGGCATATTCCACCATAAAGGATAAGGCCTTCTTCAACACGATTAAGCTTTTCAGTAAATCCCGCAGAGCTAGAAAATTTGACTATGAACTCGCTGATAAAAACTGAGTTTTCGCAAGGTTTTAATCCGCCTAAAAAATATGAGTGGAAGTCTGCGGAAAGTTCAGTGCGTTCAGCTTCGGTTAGTTTTCTTGTTTTAATTTTCTCAACGTGTTCCGTCAGTGTGTCGATGATATAGCGCTGTTCGCTTTGGATGCTCGTGTAGTCTTCCTTCAGCGAGTCAGCCCTGACGAAGTTTTCTGTTGTAGAGTATATGCCTTGGTGAAGGGATAGTTCCCCCGCGCGCTTGAGACGCTTTTTCAGGCACGTGCGTATAACTGCGTCCGGAATCTTGAAACCGAAATATCGTTCTAGGATGTTAGAACATTCTGTGACATTGAAACTCCATGAAGAGCTCCAACTGATCGACGAGCGAATAAATTGAGCCAGTACGTCATAAACATCTTTTTTGTTTTCGTGAAGCTGACGAAATAGGGCCGCTGACGCGAGGAGACGACGATCTTCCATATACTTTTCATTAGTCCTTAACATACTAACCCCGAGACTACTTACGTGAACATAGAGTCGAAAAGCAGGGAAGCGTTTGATCTTATTTAAATTTAACGTTGCGAATCATGTGCCGCCAATCGAATCAGTATGGCGTAAAGCCATTAAGATTGCACCTGCCCGCCCCTCCTCAGGCTCATCTCGAATACTGTAGAAGGTTTCGTTGCCCTCCGCCACGAGCCGAGTCCGGAGGTGCGTCGAGAGTGATTGCTAACGAAAAAGCCCCACATCGGCGCAAGCGAGGCGGGGCTTTCAAGAAGATGGGATGCGAGAATCCCGTACCAATTTTTGTACCATTAGCTGTGTTTTTGAGTGAAATCCTAAGTCCCCCTAAGAGCGAAGTCCTTGATTTCATAGACCCTGATAACCTGCTGAAAACCCTTAAACATGGCGGTGTAATTCTGTTCCAGGGACATGAAACTACCTGTGGGGATTTTCGCAAAGGGCAAGGGTACGGTGGCGGACACGACCCTGCAAGTTCGGTGTAACGCGATTATTCGTCGCGGCCTTCCATCATGGTGCGTTTGAGCATCACGTAAACCGCGCCGGCACCGCCATGTTTGGCCTGGCAGGAGCAGAAACCGAGTACTTGCGAGTGCTGGCGCAGCCAGGTGTTGACGTGGCTTTTGATCATCGGCCGCTTGCCGTCCAGACGCACGGCCTTGCCGTGGGTGACACGCACGCAGCGGATTTCGAATTTGGTCGCTTCGGCGAGAAAGGCCCAGAGGGTTTCGCGGG